CCTGCCCTGTGTTTCGGGTGTAGTGATGCCAAGCCAATGCCAGAGCCATTACGCAATCATCGTGAAAGCCTTGCGGTGCTGAATACCGAACCCCCGTTGCGGTGTATTGATACTCAAATATTTCGAGTTCTTCCGTTATATGCCCTTGCGGAAAGGTTATCTTTCTTTGTTGTATGGCAGAGGCGAGACCTTCCATAAGTTGCTGCTTAGAGGTTGAACTAAACTTAAAACCTGAAACAGGTAAGCCTTCTCTTTGTAAATCTTCGAAGATAGGGTCTCCCGCACCTGTTGAATCTATTAAGGTTGGTACTTTGGGTAGGTTGCCGATGACTTGTTTTGTCTGCCGCCAATCCTTTTGGAATCGGTCAAAATAGCTAACTGAGCCGTTCTTATCCAAGCCTACGATAACAGTATAGTCAACCGACTTCGCTAAATCGATACCAAACGCAATAGGAGGCTCGTGGCTGGCTTCAAACGTACATTGCTTGATATAGGCACTCCCGAACGGATTAGAGGCATTTTCGGCAGGATTAGCCATATATTCCTGTTCGAATACGACTTCTGGTAGCTGAAGCCTTGCATCATCAATCTCGGTCTTGTCTATGTGTGGGTTGTCGTAGGTCGTAAACTTGAAGGATTGCCAATCTTGCTCGCCACCTTTTAGGAATAGGGAATAAAAGAAGTTCTTGCCTTTAGGGGTTGAAATAAATAAGGCTCGCCCTTTGTAGTCGGTTAAGGTAGGTCGGATAGAATTAAGCCATCCGTTTTCAAGGTCAGGGATAAACGAGGCTTCATCAATAACCCCGAAGTGAAATTTGCGACCTCGTAGGTTATCTAAGCGTTCGCCTGTAAAGAAATATACTGCACCGCCATTTGGGAACTTGATTGATAGTTCCGACTTGTTAGCTTCAAAAGGTACGGCTTTGCTTAATTGGTCGAAGAATACGCGAGCCAGATTATAGGTAGGGGTAACGTAGAAAACCTGCTTGCCTTGTAAGGCATTTACTATTATTTCTATTTGAGATAGTTCCGATTTACCAAACCTTCGCCCTGCAAGTACAACCCTAAATCGTTTATCGCAATCTAATATCTTTTGTTGATTTGCGTGAGGTTGAGGCAATTCTATTCTCATTTGTTATGCTTTAGATACAACCCGTCTATATCCAAGGAAGTAGGGTAAATCAAAGTTACACCAAACTATACTCAAATTATAAAGGCTTTTTTATTTTGCAACTGCCTTTATCACTCAATTCCCATTCCTTGCCACCGCATCCCTACGGGTTTATCTGGCGTTCTATTTTTAACTTCCTTGTCAAGAGTTGTCACGGGTTAGACATTGCTCTCACTTTTTGCCAACGTACTCGAATGAACTGAAACGTTTTATTTATCAAAGTTGCTTTTGATTGGTTTTAAAACGCGGAAAAAACCTATATGCTATAAATAGCAATTTACCAAAATTTGTACACACTAATAAAAAAAAGTTAGCAGGGTGTTTTGGCGACAAGGATGAGTGCCATTGCTCGCATTGCAACTTAGCCCCCTGCGGATACTATCCAGAGCAATTATTTAAAGTATCGTTTTTCCATTTACAAACACGACTTCTATTCTCGAATCACTACTAACTTGTTGAACCTCTTTCGGTTTTCCATATACGCGAGTAAGCAAGGTCTCTACCGAATATAAAGAGCCTTTCTCTAAACTCTTTCTCATTGCGTTGGCAATTGTCTTTTCAAGTATTGTCGCTTTAGGATTATCCCAAACCTCTTTTAACTCATCCACACCCATTTGTAGCATCACCTGAATAGTGTCGTTAATCTCGCTGAGTTTGTACCCTTGCTCCCTTAATAGCGTTACATACTTTTTCGGTCTGCCATTTGGGTTAGCGACCTCTCCTTTCTTGAAGGGTTTTAAGTTTTGTTCGTTTGCCATTTCTCTCTATTACTTCACTATTTTTCTAAAGGTAACCCATTCCGTTTGATTACCAAGGTCGGGTCTAACTTCTTCATCCTATCTACTATTACTTGGCAGTATTTAGGGTCAAGTTCCATTCCGTAGCATTTGCGTTTAAGTTGATGTGCTGCTACCATTGTAGAGCCTGAACCGAGAAACATATCTAATACTAAGCCATTGTCTGGACAACTTGATTTTATTGCTCGTTCACATAATGGGATTGGCTTAGGCGTAGCGTGTCCACCTTCATCACCTTCTCTCTTATGTCTATCGAATTGCCAAACCTCTGTCATTTTATCGTGCGTATTATCAAAGTATGACCTTGTCGAATACCATTCTTTTTTTAGTTCGTCATATTCTTTTTTTAGTTCGTCATATTCTTTATTAAAAGCCTTTCCATTTGAAGCAAGTTTTATCGAATTGTAATGCTCTCTCGTAGGAAATGCCCATTGACTTTTACTCCAATAATGAGTATGTGTAGTTGCAGTTAGTTTAGTTATCTCATCATTTTTTAAGCCACTCTTTTCCTTTTCCTTAATTAACCAATTTCTTAATTTTTCAAATCCTTCAAAATAATTATCCGCATTGTTATTAAATCCTTGAACTCCTAACATAACAAACAGACATTTTTCTGTTATTATGCCATAACTTCTTGCACTTGGATTATTTTGTCCATCTCCCAATCCACTCGGATTTTTAAACCAAGTAATTAAATTTCTGAATGTTGCCTTTTGTTCTTTAGCGTATGGCTTTATTATATTGCTATAAATATCCATTAATGGCTCATCTATTCCCCAACAATACCAAGAGCCATTTTCTTTTAGATGCATAAATTGCAAAGCAATCCACTCACGATTAAAATCAAGCAATTCATCGTAGTTGAGATTATCATTCAACACTCCATCCTTCTCTTTCTTCATTCCATACGGCGGGTCGTTATGAGCCATATCAGCCTTTTGCCCATTCATTAACTTGGCTACTTGGTCGCTATCTGTACTATCCCCACAAAGCAATCGGTGTTCGCCTATCTCAAATAAATCTCCTAAAACAATATCTGTTTCTATTCCACCTTCGGGAACTGCAAAATCATCTTCCTCGGCTTCTAATTGTGTTTCCTCAAAGCCAGGTATATCCAATCCCCATTCGCTTAACTCGTTTGCATTCCAATTATTCGCTAAATCATTCCAATCCCACTCCCCGAAGCCTACATTGTCCTTGATGATAAATTCCTTTTGTTGTTCTTCGGTCAGGTTACTTGCTTTGATGATGGGTATTTCTTTCAAGCCTGCTTCTTGGCAAGCCTTTAACCTCATATTACCACCCAACACAATCATATCATCATTGACTACTATCGGTCTAATCTCAAGCATCTGTGGAAATTCTTGGATTGACTTTACTAACTTTTGGAACTTATCATCCTTTATTATTCTCGGATTGTTAGGGTTCGTACGAACCTTGTTTATGTTTACTAACTCTGCTTTCATAGAATAACGTAATTATTTGTAGATTGATATTTGGCAGTTTCTTGCGCCCATAGTTTATCGCACTTGCTTAACCCTTCATCTTTCATCCTTCGGTAAGGTGTGTCTTGCCCTACATCGTGTCCTATATGCTCCGACCTCATACCGCCTAAATAATAATTCAAGTGTCCTGTTTGTGTTAATCTAAAGCAATAGTCGCTATCCTGCATTCCATACGGGTCGTACACCTCGTTAAACTTTCCTATTGTTTCGATAGCTTTCATCGGTATCAACACATTGCCAAATACCATATTGCTAATATGTATTGGGATATCGTTTACATAGCTTCTATCTGGCAAACCCTCTACGCAATGTATCCCACAAGTTCCCGTATTAGGAATAGCATAAGCAGCCTCTACCATTCTGGCTAACCAATCATCCGGCATTAAAATATCGTTTGCCATTACTACAACCGCATCGTATTGATAACTCCTACTTATTCCATAGTTGATGGCTCTGGCTATGCCTTTCATCTCAACCTCAACAAAGTCAAAATGAAACCCTGCATTAGAGAAGTTTACATTCTTAACCCTTTGGGTGTGATCCTTTCTTTCGTAATTTAATAAGATTACATTAACGAGCATTGCTTCCGATTTCTTTTACAGGCACTCCTGCGTATTTATAGTGAGGTCTTAAAATAGATTTCTTTCCTACGAATGCCGATGCGCCAATCATACATCCTTCGGGTATTCTTACCTTTTGATGTAACACCGCATTCATACCTAAGTTGCAATTCTTTTCGATTATTGCTAACCCACCGACTTTAGCACCAGCACTCAATGTAACATTCTCGGCTAAGATAGCATCGTGCGCAACGTAAACGTGCTTCATTAGGTAACAACCCTTTCCGATAATCGTTCTTCTTTGCGTGCCACTATCCACGGTAACAAAACCCGTTAACCTTGATCCTGACATTATTGTTACTAACCCCTCGCAATCTTCGTACCCTTTCCATTCTGGAGGCGCACCAATAACACAATATGCCCCGATATAAACATTGGGTTCGATAATCACATTAGGGTAGATTATAGCGGTAGGATGGATATACATTAGTTCATTAGTTTTAAATAATCAATCTCAACACCTTCCTTGCCCTCGATAATTCCTTTCCTTTCGATTGTGTTTATTATATCCCTTATGAGCCTTTCCTTTTCTTCGCTTGCCAAATGTTTGCTTTCCAATAGTTCCTGATTTAGCCATAACTCAACGACCATTTTTCTTTTTAAATTTACCTTGTGCGAGTATCGCCTTATATGCTTTATCGGCTTTCTCTTTTGTTTCATAAACGCAAGCACCGCTACCGATGCGCCACTTGCCGTTCTTACATTTAGATACTGGCATACAATTGTTTTCTTTTCTCGTTTACCTTAAATAAGCTAAAGTTTGTAACTGCCCATTCGAATAGCTGCAAACCCTTGTCTTTCCTATAAATAGCATCTTCGGTAACTTTTTTTATCTCTTTGTACCAATCACTTTGATAGTTAACCTCTATCATTGGCGAGTTGACATACGGCTCAACGTGGCTACCTATTACCGGAATTTTCTTTGTGGCTGCCTCTAAGAGTTTAAGGTTTGATTTCATTGAGTTAAACCTCGTTGCCCTTAAAGGAACGATAGAACAATCCGCATCGTTATAAAAGTTCATATATTCTGTAACGGGCAGAAACCTTCTTACATCGCCTAACTTTAATCCGCAAGTAAAGTTCGAGATCATACGATGCCAGATGTGAGCCGAACCCTCGCCTCTATCATCAAAGCCACATAATTGAAAATGCACTTTGTTTCTAAGTGAATTATCGGAAGCTACTTTCTTAAAAGGGAATTGGATAATCTTGATATCTTCTTCGTGCGTTATCGAACCTGTATAAACAAACTTAACCTTATCGGTGTATTCTCTTACATCGGTAAATTGGTCGTTACCATAAGGCAAAGCATTCGGTAGAATAGCGACATTAGAGTTCAAAGGTCGTATCTCATTCCATAGCTTTTCATTCGTGCAAGTAACTAAATCGGCAATCTTTATATGATTGATGATTTCCTGTGTGGGATAGACACTTGCTAAAATGTGCGAACTATCCAATATCCAATAATCATCTATATCGCAAATAATCTTAAAGCCATACTTATCTCGCTTCTCAATTAGTGTTTCTAAGGTAGTGCCTGGTATAAAGCGATTGAAGATTACAAGATCAAAGTTTTCCTCTAATACCTCATCGGTCAAGGAATCGGTAAACATCGCATAGGTCTTTTCCAAATAATAAATTGGCAACATTAAACGATGATAGCCGACACCAGAATTAGGCGCAGTTAATACAAGTATTCTCATTTTTTAGGTCTGCCTCGCTTTTTTTGCACTTCTGGTTGTGCAGGTTCAATTTGCACTTTCGGTTGTGCAGCTAATGTCAATTCGAATAAGGTAATCAATCTTTTGAGCATATCGAAAACACACTCGCCACACCAATAGGTCAGGATGAATTGAGCATCTAAGTATTCACGATACATTCTTTCGTACTCGCCCAAAACATCAAAAGGAATGTTTCGAGTAAAGCCAAGTTTGACCGATTCAAAGTTGATAATGTGTTGTTGACAAAAGTCAATGTCTTTTTGATTCATATAAATTATTTAAAAAGTTTCTAAAGAATGGCGAGATCACACCAGCACCGAACATACATAACATAGCTTCGGTTGCCCATAAAGGAAGGATATAAAGAATTAAACCTACCCACGCAGTCAGGCAAAGCGTACAATTAAACGGCTTAAAGTTTAGTTTCCACTTTTGTGGAAAGTTACTTTGTACGATAAAATAGAAGCTAAAGAAGTTAGCCGCTAAGATGACTTCAAAGATTTTCATTATTCCTAATTTTATATTTCATCAATATTTTTGCTTTTCGTATTGTCTTTATCAAAGAGCGATAAGGTATCTTTGTTTCTCGGCTTATTGCCAAAAGATTCTTTCCATTGTTTGCATATAGCTTTAATAACTCTGCTTCGTACCAATGCAAAACCTCCAATCCCTTTTCAAGTTTATTCATTAAGGTTTCATCGTATTCCTCTTTTTTTATTTCGTATGTAACCGGAATCTCGGCATAAACCTGGCGAAACCTTTTGTAAAAGTTACTGCGGTCGCTCTTAGCCATATTGAGAATGGTACGAACTATAAAGTATTTAAGATACCCACCATCGTACATTTCAAATAGCTTAGATTCATCCATCTCACAAAGGACAAGGAAAACTTCTTGGCGCAAATCATCCTGCAAATCATTAGGGTTCATCTTACCGATGGCATCGTTAATATCCCTACTGAGATACATTTCTTGTATGATGAAATCACGTTTACTCATTGAAAAACATCATCTAATATAATACATATTATTCCTCTTATTATTCCTATTCTTATTCTTCTTCTTTATATTATAGGGTATTGTATAGAGTAAGGCATACCTATTGCCTACCCTACAAAGCCATAAAAATCAATGTTTTATCTATTTAATTATCAATGAGTTATGAAAATCTAAAAAAAAGATAAAGAAATATTTTGTGATGTGGATAATAGGTGTTAGTTTTGAATCCTAAACAACGAACAAAAACTATGAAACCACAAACAAAATTACTAATCGCCCTCTTGGTTATTTGCTACATTGTTGGTAAATTACAAGACCAAATTTCTTTTTAATCCTTAAAACTAAACACGATGAAAATCCAATTAAACTTCTCAGCCGAAACCGCTACCTACTTATTAGAAAACCCGACCTCACTTTTTAAAATCGAGTTTGTAAGTGCCAACCCCACAACAGGCGAAATTACTTTGGAGTTCGATGCTATTAAAACCGAATGGCTTGCAATGGGGTTATTTCTTTCTGGTCAATCTTTCACTATGAAACAAGTAAAATCTTTATTCAATGCGAACCGTGTACCCGCCTAACCCGCCAAAAGATTTCAATGAGTGGATTAAATATATCTACTCACTACTGAATACTCCGTGTCGTTAAGGAGTTTAATCTGCAACGAATTAGAAACGGGGGGAGGTTCTTATGGGTTATGGTCGCCTCCCCCTAATACTAAAAAATCAAACTTATGATCTCAGTAATTATCGTTTGCTTGCTTATCTTAGCTTGTCTTTTTTTACTCGCTATACTATACACTTTAAAAAACTAAACTATGTTAGCAAAAATTCAATCGCTTGTTAAAGCACCCAAAGGGCAATTCAACAAATTTGGTAACTACAAATATCGCTCTTGCGAGGATATTGTGGAAGCCGTTAAACTCGTAATCAATCCGCTTGGCTTTTATCTTACATTGATGGATGAGATTGTGTTAATCGGTTCAAGGGTATACGTTAAAGCAACCGCTACTCTTTCCAATGGCGAGCAAACTTATTCAGCTACCGCATATGCACGTGAAGAAGAAACCAAGAAAGGAATGGATGGCGCACAAGTAACAGGTGCAGCAAGTTCCTACGCTCGCAAATATGCTCTTAATGGATTGTTCGCTATCGATGATACAAAGGATGCCGATGCCACGAATACGCACGATACACCAACGGACCAAGAGAAGGCACTCTTATCAAGTTTAATAGATGATACTGATTTAACCGATAAAGAAAAGTCAAGTGCAATTCAAGCCATCAATAGTTGCAACGATTACAAAACCTACCAGGCTATTCAGCATCGCCTTGAAAACAGAAAGAAGCCAATCGACCAAATCGTTAATCCTTCGCAAAAGGATATTACTAACCACCTTAAAAAATCAGTAAAATGAACATCACTACCTACACCGATTTAAGCCTATTTGAGACCTCAAAAGGCGAAAGGTATGCCTTTGCACAAGGTGTCGTAAATAACGCAAAGGAAGGCTTAATAAACCCCTTAAAGTTACATTTGCAAGTTAAATGCTTAGAAGATTTGATTAAGCAAATAACAAGCAACCCCGACTATAAGGAACTTACCTTGGATGAAGCCTACAAGTATGGCAAAACATTTGAGCAATACAATGCCAAGTTTGAGATTAAAGAGATGGGTGTTAAATACGATTTTGCGACTTGTGGCTGCCCGATAATGAATGACCTATTATCTCAACAAGAGGAATTAACTAAGGCTATAAAAGAGCGAGAAAAGTTCCTAAAAGCTATCCCACCGCAAGGGTTGGAAACCTTAATCGAAGATGAAGTCGTTACCCTATACCCACCGCAAAAAACATCAACCACCTCAATAAGCGTTAACCTAAAATGAAACAAGGTAAAACGGAACTACCCATCCTTATCAATGGGGTAACAATATTGGTTATTATTCGCTGGTGGTACACACCCGAAATAAGACCAACCTTCGATAATCCGTATGGCGAGCCTTATGATTTTACCTACGAGATTATTTGGCACAACGCACCGGATGAAATCAGCGAAGAAGAATTGATGGATCAAATAGATGGAATTAGTATATTTGAGATAATGGAATTTAATAACCCTTAAAACGACAGAAATGTTAGCCAACATCCAAAAGGTCGGTAACTCGTACAGAGTACGAGTACAGAAAAACGGTAAGCGTGTAAGCAGAAATTTCACGAGCCGAAAGCAGGCATTGGAGTTCCGTAAGAAACTCGGTGTTTAGTAATGGTAACTCGGTTGGTGTAATTGGTAGCACCTTTCTTAGAAAACGAGCAGGTTCGAACCCTGCACCGAGTTCTTTCTTTAACTTAAAACAAAAACAAAATGGAAAAGAAAATCTACTGCGGAAGCGGTAAAAAGCGAAGCGACAATTGGATTAGTGCAACCATCAATCTGGACAAGATTAAGGATCACATCCAAGAGTACAACGGAAGTAAGTTCATCAAGGTAAACATCAACGTAAAAGCCGAGCCTGACCAATATGGCAAAGACGTTGCTATTACGATTGATACTTGGAAGCCAGAGGAAAAATCTAAATTTACACACGATAATACTCCACCCGCTGACTTACCCTTCTAATGGCAAAGCTAACCCCACTACCCAAGCTACTAAAGAAAGCACAAGCGACTTATAATGCCCATATCAGAGAACGTGATGAAAAGTTAGGTTGTATCTCTTGCGGTGGCGAAGTACAACAAGCAGGGCATTATTTTTCGCAGGGGCAACACTCCGCTTTGCGATTCGGATTACCTCACACCTTAGCTTATCACAATACCAATGGGCAATGCATTCGGTGCAATATGTTTCTGCACGGAAACCTAATTAAGTACCGACAAGGCTTAGTCAATAGGTTTGGCGAAGATTATGTAAGGGAATTAGAAGCCGAGGCAGAAAACAATCGTTTAAAGAAATGGAGTAGGGATGAACTTGAAATCATAATCGAAACCTACAAATGACACACGGATCACTCTTTAGCGGTATTGGAGGCTTCGACCTGGCAGCCGAATGGATGGGATGGGAAAATCTTTTTCATTGTGAATGTAATGACTTTGGGCAAAAGGTTCTTAACTATTATTTCCCGAATGCAGAATCTTTTACTGACATAACAAAAACCGATTTTACAAAGTATGCAAACCGAATTGATGTTCTCACAGGAGGATTCCCTTGCCAGCCCTACTCACTCGCAGGAAAGAGAATTGGCAAAGAAGATGACCGCCACCTCTGGCCGGAAATGCTTAGGGCAATTAGAGAGATTAAGCCAACTTGGGTTGTGGGCGAAAATGTTTACGGGCTTGTTAATTGGAATGGAGGGTTGGTATTCCACGAAGTGCAGGCTGACTTGGAAAATCAAGGGTACGAAGTATTCCCGTTTTTACTGCCAGCTTGCGGTGTCAACGCACCACACCAACGATACCGAATCTGGTTTGTTGCTTACTCCAAGCCTTGTGCAGATAGCCGAAACACCAGAGGAATATCAAGAGAGGCAAACCAAAAGAACACAAGAGGGGAAGAACCAAACACCACATCCGAACAACAAGTACAACTGCCTACTCAGCCAAATTCTGTATTCGGGAATGCTGCCGACACCGAAAGTAGGTGGGCAGGGAAATTCTCATCAACGAATGAAGGAGGGAAGGATCGACGATTTAACAACGATGGCGAGATTTGGAATGCTTCCGACACCAGCAACACAGAATTACAAAGGGGCAAGTTCAATAGAAGCATTACAGAAAAGGGGAAGGCTCAAAGCGAAGGCAGACAATCTTGCAGACCAATTTGCGGTCAATGGGAAAACTTCCCAACTGTCGCCCCAATTTGTAATGGAAATGATGGGTTTTCCGATAGATTGGACACTATTACCTTTTCTAAATGGCGAAACGAATCAATCAAAGCAGGAGGAAATGCGGTAGTGCCTCAATTAGTTTTACAAATATTCAAAGCAATACAACAGTACAATGATATTGCTAACTGAGGAAATATTGTTTCAATTTCTTAAAAGAATGATTAGTGATTTAGAAAAGACAAGCCAATTTAGCTATCGGGATGCATATAGCAAAAGATATAACCTTACCTTAGAACTCAAATGCCGTAGAACTCATTACCAGGATATCCTAATCGAAAAATACAAATGGGATAATCTAATAAGGCATAAGAACATTCGATACGTTAATAGCACCCCCAAAGGAGTATTTAGCTTCGACTTAAAGGAACTACCCGAACCGGATTGGAAGAATCACAAAATGCCTAAGCAAACAGATTTTGAAAATCGGAACTTTGTATTTAAAAAAGTGGGATATTTGCCCATAGAGGATGCAAAAGAGATTACCTTCTTATTATTTAACCAAAATGAATATTTTATTTACAACATCTAAACTATGAACACACACGAACAAGCGAAACAATTAGTAGAAAAGTATTGCCAGATTTACAACTTAGAACCTAAGAACCTAAAACGAAAATCGGCATACCCAGCGAAAGTAATTATCAAAAACGGAACGTACGTTAACACCGCATCTTTGCGAATGGCATTGGGTTACTTTTTATTTATGCATTTCCCTTTACGAATTAAAGAAGTAGCCGTAATGGTTGGCTACGCTGACCACTCAACACTTAGCTGCCAGCGCAAACAAATCACATCGTACATAGAAAATAACGATAGTTACTTTATGCCCTATTACGCGACATTGTATAACTTAGCAAAGCAACTCGGCATATCAACGGAATATAAAAGAGCCTGCACTCAATCAATTCCTTTTATGCGCTATGAAAGCGATGCTTCTTTTTTAGAAAATATTAAATACTATGAAAATGCCTAAGAGATTTACTGACACCGACATTTGGGAAAAAGAATGGTTTATGTCTCTATCCCCAACCGATAAATGCTTAGTCAAATATGTAAGAGATAAATGCGACCTTGCTGGAATTTGGAAACCTAATTATACCTTAGCATCTTACGTTATTGGCGATAAAGTAGATGAAAAAAGATTAGTAAGTATTGATAACGGAAAGCAATTTGAGGCTTTGCACGATGGTAAAATACTCTGCATTGACTTTGTACGTTTTCAATATGGCACGGAACTGAACCCAAGCAGTCCGATACATAGAAAGGTTATCGATATTCTTTCTCGTTATGAGATAGAACACGAAACAAAGAACGTGATTGCTCGTGGGTTTGTTAAGCCAACCATTGATGATATTAAGGAAGAAATGATGAATAAGTGGGATGAAAAGAACGCAACATATCAAGCCAATAGATTTTATGATTACTACGAAAGCAATGGATGGTTCGTAGGTAAGAACAAAATGAAATCGTGGAGGCACGCAGTATCCGGTTGGATGGCACGCACAAAGATTGAACCCACGCAGGAAAGCATCGCACACAAACTTGAACTAATAGGAAACAAAAAATTTAGCGAACTATGAGCAATCCAGCATTTGATTACCTAAGACAATTTAAAAAGATAAGCGATGATACCGAAGCATTGGTAACTAAGTTTATCAAAAAGAAATATCCCGAACTCGGAATGAAGGAACTCGTGCAGATATTTGAAAACGGCATCGCAGGCGAGTATGGTAAGGTTTATTCTGCTGATCCCGAAACAATTTTGGATTGGATTAGAAAACACATTACAAACAAAGGGCAGCAACGAAGCTACTACGAACAACCCTTACTTACGGCTGATGTTTCAATGTACGATAATCGATACCCAGAAAAGCAAGAGGATTGGAATAAGGAAGTTAACAAAGCATTTACTTCGTTTTTGAATGGCACAAGCACAACGCAGATGCATCCGCATATTTACGATAGGCTTATGGTAGATGGCAAGATACCTTTGAATGCATATCTTAAACATTACACTAACGATGTAACAATAGCTAAACAACAAACATTGAAGGATTATTTTTCTACCTGTAAAGACAAAGGATATATTTACATTTATTTTATTAAGCAATGAACGCAGCCGACAAACTAAAAGTATTCAACGAGATTACTAATCATTCATTCGTTGAAATAAGCCTTACCTATGCTCGTAATTACGAGAAGAACCCAAAGGCATTTATCAGCGCATATAAACAATATAACTCAATCCGGTTGGTGTGCGATTGGATTGTGTACACCTATAAGTACATTGGTGCGTTCGATGAATGCAAAGCACTTGGTAAAGATTTTACCGAATGGGCAAGCAGGCAAGACGTTGATGATAAAGACAAAACCAATTTAGCAAACATTATGCTTATCATTTATTCAATCCTAAAAAAATGAAAAAATATATTTCCTTTAGTGGTGGGGTTGAATCAACGACTATGTGTTTATTGTATGGCAAAGATGCAACTGCCATTTGGGTTGATACAGGTGCAGAGCATAAGGAAATGTATGAGCGAATTGATTATACAGAACAAAAGCTAAAGGAATATCACAACGGAAATTTTGAGTTAATTAGATTGAAAGGCAATGCAAAATACAAAGGCAATTATTACCAGAGTTTAGAAGATTATATCATTGCCATAAAATTTATGCCATCACAACAAAGAAGATTTTGCACCATAGAGTTCAAGATTAAACCAATTGATGAGTTTTTAAGCAAAGAAGAATGTGAACTGCTTATTGGCTTTAATTATGATGAGCAAGGTCGTACAGGTAATTTAGAAAAGAAAACCAATATAAGATATAGATATCCTTTAATCGAAGATGGTTTAACAAGGGATGACTGTGAAGATGTTTTACGAATAAATAATTTGCACCCAAAGTTTCCTGTTTATATGCTTAGGGGGGGGTGTAGAATGTGCTTTTTTAAATCGGAAAGAGAATATCGTGCAATGTATCATTTAAATAGAAATGAGTTTAATGAAGTAATGGCTTTTGAAAAATCAATACAAGACAAGCGGCAAAAATTTTATTCAATAATGGGCAATGGTAAAAGTTTACAACAACTCGCCCAAGAATGCGAAACCGAATTATTTAACGATAAGTCGCTATACGATGACTACAAAAAGGATGGAAAGTCGTGTGGCGCATTTTGTAGGAGGTAATTATGAAATGCAAGAAATGTAAAGAAAGCAAACCGCTTGAGGAATTTGCTTTATTCAAAGGTTACAGAAACAAGGAATGTAGGGTATGCGCAAAAGGTTCAAGCACTTTCTTTTTGCATCCAGAAAGTTTTTACAATCTATTCGTAGGGCAAGAGGAGTGGCGGCATATGTATTTCGAAAGAACGATAACCACCAGAAAGAAATAATTACTTCAACTCAACGTAACGGAAACCCATCTGCCACATAAACCTGGCGGTCTTGCTGCTTTCTTTGAGAACCTTTGTTTCCGACCAATCTGGATGCTTCAAATGAAAATGCTCGTGCAATAGGTAAAGCATATACCTATACCCTCTTAATCTTTCATCTATTTCCATCGTGTTTTCTTCGGTATAAGCAATGCCGTAGGCACGCTCTTTGCCTAACTTACGATGAACTACTTGGTGTACTTTCTTCGGCATAAAAATTAGAGGTGTAAATTTCTTGTATTCCTATATGGATAATGTAAAGCGACATTTTACGAATCATACGAATCAACTCCTTTTCTTCCTCATCAAGCATTGCATAGTCGTATTCCGTTAACGCATTTAGCGCATTGGTACACGCAGCAATATCCTCGTGCGGTGTAATGTTTAGCGGCTCGATGACTTCTTCCATCAGTAGTCGGTTTTAATGCGAGGTATGCCCCTTCTTCTCGAAAACTCAATGATGTCCTTTTCTACTTCGGCACGCGATTGCTTTCTATACTTATCACAAAGAGGTTCGAGGATGCTCAGTTTCTCTACGGGTGTTAACACCTTCATCATTTCTTGAATCTGCTTTTTGATAATCGGAATGTCTTTGTGCGTCATAAATAGTTTGTATTTTTTCGAGATATAAAATTGCGTCAAGTAATTCTTCTTTCAAATGCTGAATCCACTCACTCAAAGATAGGTCATTCCTATCCATAGTTGTTCCGTATTTCTTAAAACCGCGTTCTTCGCGTTCGATAAACTCGGCAAAAACTTTCGCTAATAGTTGGCTCATTTTGAATGATATTTTCCGCAGTCGTTACATTGATACTGAATGTGCTTCATTCCCGCGGCGGTTATTCGTGTTTTGCTTATCTTTACATTGTTCGAGCCACACTCGGGGCAGCTTCTTTTATCGCCTGTTTCCTTTACTCCATAATTAAATTTAGGCGTATCGTGCAACCTTAGTTCTTTGTGTACTTGTTCCAATAACTTAACATCCTGCTTGCAGTATTCAATCATTCGCGCCATTGACTTTTCGCACTTATGCAACACGATATCTTTCCACAAATTAAAGTCGGTCTTAATCTTCTTGCCTATGCCCAAGAAAGAAGCAATGTAATCCAGCCTATTTGAATTGAAACGAAACTGCCTACGCGAAAGTTTAAGAGTATCAATCGTGGTGTACTTAGGGAATAGGTCAACCCTATGATACAGGCATCTTGTCCGTATCCAAGGTAAATCAAATTTATCGCCATTATGCCCGACTAATTCATCGGCTTCGTTAGCGACCTTGATAAATTCTTGTAAAAGTTTTTTGTCCGATTGGTTCTTATCCCAACTTAAAGAGTGAACTTGTCTATCATCTTCCCACTTGTAACAGATACAAATGATTGCTCGTTCTTTGATGATATTTTGATAATCTATATTCTGTTTGTAACCAGATGACCAAAATAAACCGATATTTGGAGAGCATTCCAAATCGAAGTAAAGGCGCTTTCGTTTCATATATGTAGATAGGTATTGATGACTATTTTGCCAACTCAAAGTGCATCCAGTCGTAATCTTTCTCTACTCCATACGAAATAAAATCATTCGCGTAAAAAATATCTATCATTGCTTTGTAGTCGGGTTTGCTAAATTGTGCGATAGGTTTTTTAACTCGCAAGCCATTACGGGCAGGGTCAAGGTCTATGGCTACACCCCAAGCGTGCCTACTCCACCTTGTTTTAGAACCTCGCATCGTTCTCACATTTACACACCCACCGAATAGGTCAATGCCTAAGCGTTGCAGTTCAGTCAATCCGTAGTGGCTTAAAAGGTGCGTAAATACGTTCGTAAAGCTATCGGCAGCAAGTTCGTGGCATTGCATCTTTTGAACCTTGACTTTGGTATCCCAAGCTATCCGCATAGGATAAGGCAAAGGGATTATCGTAAAGTTATCGGGATTGCCAGCCGTGCCGTATTTGCTAATTATTTGAGCATCGGTTAAGAGTGCCACGCTATTAGTTTTAGTAAAGGTTTATAGAGTAGGCGAATCGAAATAGCCACAATCAGTAAAATAAGCCATTTTAAGCGGTTATTTGCCTTAGCCTTATATTCCTCGGTCTTTTCGGTTTGAACGGCTAATTTAGCCTCTAATAGCCTTATACGGGCATTATCCACCACGACCGACTTAATCGTATCACGGATAGTAATGGTTTTGAGTATCTTTTTGGTAATTGTTAAGGGTTTATCCTTAAACTCTGTCAACCGAATGGTATCGGTATTTAACTCGAAAATGGTATCGGTCTGGTAAGTGGTGTCGCTTTTAGTTTGGATGATAGTATCGTTTGCGCAATATCCCGAAGCCACTACATACTTAGCGACCTCATCGAATTTTTCCCTATCCCGCAAAACCTGCTTCACGGGATTACAAGAAAGCAAAAACAAACTAATCAGTAGTATCCTCACTAAAGAAGTTTGAAATGAACTTGCCAATAACGGCAACAACCATAATAATCGTACCCGCGAGTGGATGCCCATTCAAAATAACTACCGATGCACCAAACGTACCAGCGGCAGCCAAACTATCCCCGAACACTCTTATTCGCTTCGGAGTAGGCTCGAAATAATGCTTAAAGCCTATTTTCATTCTCTGTCTTGTTTGTTCTGTAATTGAATTGAAAGTTGATTTAATTGATTAGCAATCGTGTCTAACTTTCTTGAAATCTGGTCATCTTGCTTTTCTACAACGTGAACCCTAATTTCTAATTCTTTAAGTTTCAAAGAAACCTTTACATAGATGCCAATCAAGCCACCTATGATTAAGATGGCTTGACCAGCGATAAAAAGTAATACGTTTGTCATTTCGAATCTATCAAACTGAATAATGCAGGGTAGTATTCATCCGTTTCCACACTTTCAAGGTGTTCTAATTTGAGGTCTGCACCCCAAAGTTCACTAACGTTGATTTCCTTTTCAGCCGTTAGTAAATCCAAATGCTCTTTGTTAAAGTCGGCAATCTTCTCTTTTGGTATTTCAATCATACCATCGTTTTCTTCGCCAAACTTTTTGAAAAGTTCATTCTTAGCTTCCTCATAAAGTTTCAGTTCTTCACTTACCACTTTGTTTAGTCGCTGCAAATAAACCTTTGTTTTCAAAGACATTTTTTGTTTTAACATTCCTTGCGTGAGTACTTCGGTGCTTTCCCCTTGTCTTGTTACTCCGTTAAGTTCGTAATAGAGGGCGATTACTTCGTGTAGTTTCAAATTCATAGGTTTTATTTTAAATAGATTATTCTTCTGTTTTTACATAATCGCCTGTGATAGTCAGGTTCAATGTATCGGCTATCCATTCCCAAGCCGTTTCATCTTGTTCCCAATTTTCATAGGCTGTGCCATCCATTGTAAGGTTTCCTTGTGCAAGGGTTTCCTGCGCATCACTTAAAAGTGAGTAGTAAAAAGTAGCATTAGAATCGAGTACGACACTAACCGCATAAGCATTAAGGATTGTCGCTTCCTTAGTTTCGCCATTTGCCCAAATGGTAACGGGTTGAATTGTTTTCATTTTTAATCGTTTGTTGTTTTTGCGTGAAGATAATATGTTGTTCCGTTTACTTCTACTTCAATAGTTCTGTTAGGCGAGGTAGGGGTAACCGCTTGCACTGAGCCGAGTTTCCAAGTTTGAGCAACACCACCAGCAGGACTTGATGTTTTAATTTCCCCACCCTTAAAGACAGTAAACTGTGGGATGCCTCCTACTTGTAGGTCTAATAAGTAAGAATTAGCACCAGAGGCAGTATTTGTTACATCTAATTTTATAGCAGTAGGGTTGCCAGTAGTGTTCCAAGTTTGAGATAGAGATACTAAACTTTGAGCATTTGAGCCTGTGAGGGAAGACCCGCTTATCGAAAAGCCTGTTGTATTGTTGGCGGGAACTACTGTTAAAGCCCCCTGTACCCTTGCAGTACCATTTACATCGAGCCTAAAGCCTGCATCGGTGGTGGTGTTGATAAACAACTTACCAGCGATATAATTATTATAGCCACTCTGGTCATAGATACCCCAATTTCCGTTTGCACTTGTATTAGATAAATCATTCAACAAGATACCAATATTTGCAGTAGCTCCAGCAGCTAAATACCCGATATTTATTCCGTTTTGTCTTGTTACCGCCCCCGAACCGCTTTTGAAAACATCTACATAATTGTAACCAATATAACGTGATACAGTTCCCGTTCCAGTAGTTGCACCATTAACAGTATAACCTTGAACTGTTGACGTAGTTCCAGCACTAACATTGGGTACTGATTGATTTGCAATTATTGACCCAATTGTAGTAGATGCATTTATTATATTTGCGTTAGTTACAAGCGAAGATGAAGCATTTGCTGCGGAAAGAGTATTAATATTGTAAAATCCGTATATAGTGCCAGCAACCGAATTATTAACTGCAGTTGTTAAATTGAAAGCTGCTTCAGCACCTGTTGCAAGAGTGGGGGTAAATAATGACCTTGCATTAACTCTTAATCCATAATTTGCAACCCCCGTAAACGCCCCATTTGTAAAGGTAGGGTTAATATCTAAGCCTACTAATACATCGTTATTGGCTGCTGCTACTAAGGTGTTATTGAAAAACACACCACGAGCAATGGCAGAAGCTGCCGTTATAGAACCTGTAATTGTTAAACTACTTCTTAATATTGAACCACTATTAGATAATCTAAAAATGGAATTATCGTTAGTAATAGTACTAGCATCTAGTCCAATTCCAAAATTAAATCCATTACCACTAAATGCGAATATATTTACATTGCTATTAGTATTTGAAAATCCTGCTCTTGTTGTTGTAGAACCTCCATTAAATAATAATATTTGATTAATTGCTGTTCCCGGATTAAATATTATTTGACTGCTTCCACCACTAAATGATAAATTATTTGTTAAACTTAAATCAGTTCTTAATGTTGAACCACCTGATGCTATTCTAAAAAGAGCATTAGCATTAGTAATTGTACTTGCATCTACACCATTACCGAAATTAAATCCATTACCACTAAATGCGAATATATTTACATTGCTATTAGTATTTGAAAATCCTGCTCTTGTTGTTGCAGAGCCACCATCATATAATAAGACTTGATTAACCCCTGCTCCTGTACTTGTTCCAAAACTTATTTGACTTGTTGAACCACTAATTGTTAAATTCCCCTGTACTCTTGCAGTACCATTAACGTCAAGACGGAAACCTGCGTCTGTTCCTGCAGTACTTAATCCTATATTTCCTGTACTAAAAATTTGTAAATGAGATGCAGAAGCTCCATTTGCAGCCATTTTAATACTGCTACCTGCTTGGTCAGATAAGATAGCTATATCACCAATGCCATTATATATATAACCATTATTAGATGATATTATTTTATATGCAGTAGTTGTGGTTGAATATCTTCCTAATTGTGTATTTCCGCCATTTGATGTTACTATAACTCTTGCTGTTGATGAAGACCCTGAGGTAGTATTAGAAACATTAAAATCAGTATTTGCATTTTGATTCCAACTTAATAACCCATTACCATTTTGTACTCTTAATGCAAAATTACTAACCCCTGTAAAAGCTCCATTCGTAAAAGTTGGATTTATATCCAATCCTACAAGAACATCGTTATTAGCAGCAGCCGATAAAGAGGGTGTTAAATTTGCCCCTCTGGCTATTGCACTTGATGCCGTTACTGAATTATTAAGTAAAAGCTGAGCGGTAGGCGAAAAGGCGAATGTAGGGGAAGATGTGATAGAGTTAGTGCCATTAAAATAGGACACCTGACCAGATGTGCCTGTACCCGTGATAGGATTGGTTAATGCCGCTTGCGCACCAATATCGGAAAGTACCTCAGCACCCGTTCTAAAATTTACAACATTGCTACCACTTAAAACAAGGAACTTATCCGTATCTACGCCAGCATTGGAAACACTCGTTAAAGTAAGGTTATTAGAAAAGGTTTTCGCACCGCTAATGGTTTGCGCAGTTCCTAATGTAACATATCCATCCGCAATATCGGTTTCGATAATCGTAGCCAGCGCAGTAACAGTACACTTAAAAGAGTAACCCGATGAAGGGTCACCCACCAGCATTAAATCACTTAAACTTGGGGTTCGTGTCGTTAGTTCACTTATCTTCTTATTAGCCATATCTTTTTATTAAATAGAATTATGCAGGGTATTGGAACGTAGTAGGCACAACACAACGATTTGCCGTATAAGGTAAATCAAGGGTAATATCGGCTCTCACACCAGCCAACAAGTCAGGGGTATCTTCGGTAAAGAAAGTCAAAGTCGCATTCAACCCTTCATCGAACTCGAAATTGTGGTATCTAAGTTGTGCGATGATATCTTGGCAGATTTCTAATTGGTCGCTCAATACCTCGGTTTCGTTCGTGTCCTCAGGTAGCATCCTATCAAAGAAATACAACGAGAAATTAAGCACGACACTCTTTTCTTGTATTTGCCCACCTGTTAAATCAAAGAACAAGGATGGGTAAATGTTTTCCGTGCCTCTCGAAAGGTAATCACTTATTTCCCCGAAGTACACGCTTTTTATCTGCTCGTGTGCGCTCGCCAGATTTGTTATCGTGGCTACCACTTGGTTTAGTGTCATTCTCTTGTTTTTGTAAGAAGATTTTTAGCTTCTTTTGATTTTTTAACGAGTAAGTTTTATTCGCCACAACAACGATTTATGTTACCTTGATATTTTTCTTCAAAGGTCATCCCCTTGCAATTATCATCATCGCCTAACCAAATCGAAGTAGTATAGGCTTGCCTTTCGGGAATGATTGTATCGTACGTAGAGCCTGGGTTATTGTATTCGGGGAACGTATTAAAACCGCTTCTATCCAAAAGGTATTTAACCAATCTTTGTTTGTAGAACTCGGCTCTTACCTTATACCTATCGGCTACATCGATTAACTCGGCAGCACTTGGGTTCTCTTGTCCTTCGCCTGATTTTCTTATCAATCCCTTATTGTAAAACTGATAACTCAACCCCATAGGGAGTTCGCTCATTACATAATACACCAACGTAGGCGCAATATAAACGTCTAAAAGATTGCTTTCTACTTGCGTAAGGTTATTGTTCTGTATTCCATCTTGTAACCTTTCGTATAAAGCCGTTCCGAGTGCTGGCAAGATATACATATCTTGTGCGGTCAAAATCTCTGGGTTTACTAACTTTTCATCAGTATTGAAATGCAAACCCGTTCTATCCTTTATGGTATCTACTGAAATAAATAATATGTTCCTGCTCATTGTTTATTTTTTAACTACTACTACTGCGTTCCAAGTGTGCCTACATTTAGGGGAATGAATGCCTGTGTTCGGGATTGTCCACCATCCACCTGCACGGGCAAAAACATCGTACCCTAAGCGAGCCGATATTTGCTGAATCTCGCCACGAGTATAAACCTTATTCATACTCATTAGCTTTTGGCAAAAAGGTCGTGAGGTTGTGATATTTCTATCCGCTGCGGTTGTTCTTAAATAATCCCACGAATATTCATAGCGAACCAAAAAAGTTCTCTTTAAAGGTTCATCTAAAATCTTGTTCAAGGGTTTCAAAAGTTTGCTAATCCTTGTTTCGGCATTGTACTCCAAAATGTCTAAAGCAACCAATTTGTTGATCCTATTGATAACCTCATCTTCCTCTATCTCTAATGCCTTGGCAATATCTTCGGGCGGTATGCGCTTATTCTTGGCGATTGTATCGAGTATTTTCTTGTCAAGGGTATCATCTATCACTTCATCACGGAAAGCCAATTCTTGCGCCTCTAAATCGCCTGAGAACATCTTTTTACGAGATACCACCTTATAGCTATCGGTGCTTTCGCCAAACTGACTAAATACATTCAAGGTTGTTTCTAAGTCATCAAACCTTTGCTCGTAGCTTTCATCCCCTAACCAAGTGGTAACTGCATCATCATCTAATCCATAACCTTGCTTTAACATCGAAACGGCTTGCTCACGGCTTATCTTGCCTTTATTGTACTCACGGATTATACGCTGAAAGTTCTGCCATTCCCGACCTTTCATTCCTTTTAAATGCTCGTTTACCATTGCTTGCGTAGGCTCTGGAGTTGCTACGTTTGTATATTGGCTTGGATCAATACCAATCTTTTCCAATATCCACTCTTTAGGTGCATTAGCAGCAATGATAGCTTCGCTGAACTCAAAGCTAATCGGCTCAACGGGTTTAATATACAGGTCGCTCGATGCGCCATTTATCTTGGCTAACTTATTAAAGATAGCCTCTAAAAATTGCTGCTTGTCGTTTACATACGTATTCTTGAACACCTCGTAGCCATCACGAATTTCGGAACGAGTACCGAGTGAACCCTCAACCAATACACCAAACAAAGAAGGAGTGGTAATCTGATGTCCGGCAAAAATGTTTTGCTGAATCATCTTATCGACTTGGTTAAAATCTTCCTTAGTTAAATCGGAAGCACCCAAATCTTCAACGGCTGGTTTCTTATTGATATCACTAACGAAAGAAAGAATAAACTTCTTACCATCCGAACCCGAAAATCTATCGGTAAATCTTCTTTCAATATTTCTCTTTTCATCGGGCGAAGGCTCGCCATTTGGTAGAGTGATTAACTTACTTGCACTAAACCCTGTTTGTGCATTACCTAAAACGTGGCGAGAAACCTCTACATCACTCTCAATGTAATTCAACGCACCCATATAAGACGGAAGTGCGTAGGTGTCTAATCCTGGGCGATATTCTTTTATGTAAAGAATTTGCTTGCCTACTTTGTTTCCTGTATTGTACGCAGCAATAACCTCGACTTCCTCTTTTCTATCTTGCCAATTACTTTTATACCAAAACTGCGTGTTGTCTTTATTAGAACGAATCTTTGTATAGTCAATGTGTGATAAACTTGCAATCCTTTCGCCTACTTTGCTCCAGATAACTTCTAAATAAGCACCACCGAAAAGTTCAATATCAATAGACACCTTACGAGTTAAATCGGTTAAGGTTTCGTACTGATTAGGCTTTTGGATAAACGCTTCGGCAGCGGCATCTTCTTCTTTTGTTGCCCATCCATTACCCGTAATGTAGTTTACCTTACCACGCACAATTGCGTTATGCTTTGCGCTTTTGTTGTATAAACTAAGCAGGTAGCTTGGGTAATCGTTACGCTCGCCAAACTCGATATATCCTTGCCCTTTTCTTTCCCGATATTCGGGTTGCTTTGCCTCGGCAAAACTTAATATTACTAAATTATCCATCATCGTACTATAAATGTATTATTTGGTTCGTATGTCGTAAAGCTAAATGAGGTAGCCTCGTTCAAGCGCACAATGCCCGTTTCTAATTTACTCGTGGCTAATGCAGGGTTTGTGTTCGTAGTTGAGGTTTGCTCGTAAATCTCGTATTCCCATTCGCCACTATCATAACCCGTGAAGTAAGTGTTCGTAACAATAGAAAACTCATCGTATCTTTCCTTATGAGCCGAGATATTAGCAGCCTGCAATAAAACAAAACTTCTTACAATATTGCTACCCCTATGCGTAAACACAAAAAGATAGTTAGGGTTTGTTAAGGTTTGTTTTTCCTTTAAGGTCAATATGATAGAGTTCGTTTGCCCCTTTGTGAGATATATCATAACACTAAATAGAATTTGAGTAAGATTTTACCAAAAAAAAGCCACCCCGAAAGGGATGGCTCTAATCTACCTACCTATTACGAACTACGAAAGCATTAGGAAGTAAGACCTGCAATGATACCGCTATTGACTTCGGGAGCAAGTTGCTTCTCGCCACCTGTAAACGTCAGCGTGTAACCATTTCTATCGCCCTGAGCAGTTCCTGTTGCAGACGTACCGCCTGTAACATCAAGACCTGTAAAGCGACCTAACAACCAATATTTGTCGTTAGCATCTTGAACAACAACCATAAGAGTTGATTGAGCAAGCAGCAGAATCTCATTACGAGTATTTGCTTGGAGTTTGTTAAGAACAATCGAAAGTTCTTGTGCGTAAAACACAGTACCATTCTCAACGGAAGTGGTAATGGTTTCAGTCAGCGAACCCGTGTTTTTAACTAACTCATATTTGTAGAATACCTTACCCGCTGCCTTAGTAATAGCAGAAACGATACCAGAAGCCTCAGTTACCGCAGTCACGTTAGCGTGATTGATAACCCACATAGCTTTGATACCGCCTAAACTATCCTTGCAATCGAGTGTGTATCCCTGAGTTAAAGCACAAGGCATATTAAAAAATTTTTAAAGTTATTAAGAGTGGGTAACCCCGAAAGATTACCCACTTTTAAATTAGATGATGAAAGAAGCAATCTCATCCAAGAAGGCTACGTTAACGCCCATCTTGAACTCGCTTACGAAACGAACTTGGTCAGCCTCTTTGGCATAGAACAGTTCGAATCTTTCTTCTTCATTGAGCAGGTCAGTTCCGAGGAACATATTGCTCAAACGGATGGCATAAATTTTATTTACACCATTCAATCCTGGAGTAGCAACAACCTTGATAGGTGTGCCAGGCAGGAAGAACTCGCTATCAGCCTTACCATCAAAAGCATAGTTGAACATATTAGCGTTCTTCAATGCGATAGTGTAAGTACGGAACACGTCTTGACCACACCAGATAGTCATATCATCTTTGCTAACTACTTGGGCAGGGATTGCCTTGTAAAGAGCATCGAAGATAGCTACTACGTTAGCAGTAGTGATAGCGGTTGCAGTACCACCATAGTAAGTTGCGTTGTTAGCTTCAACGGCAGAAGTACCAATCAAAGTTACCAGACCTTGGAACTTGTTAAGGTTTACGTTGGCAGAGCCAGTAGCACCTTGCCAGATGGCAGTTTCAAGTTGAGCAGCGATACGAGCAGCCTTCTTGTCGGTATAATCGGCAGCGAAAGCGATTGAATCGTAACGGCTTCCCTCAGGCAGAGCCTTCTGCAAATATTTTGCTTCGAGGTCTTTAGGGCAAAGAGATTCGTTTACTTTAATCTTACCTACGGTTACAGTACGCTGAGTGAAAGTGGTAGTACCTGAAGCGTTAAAGCCGCAAGATGAACCGCTTTGGAAGATAGCGTCAGTATCCATAATGTTGATTGTCTCGGCAGATTTTACACCTACCATTACGTTACCTTGGTCTTTAATCAAAGTAGCGGTTTTACTTCCGAGTACGGAAGAAGTTACCAATAGAGCTTCATTCTCTTTGGTATAGTTTGCTAATGCTGATACGTCAAAAGCCATTTTTATTAAATTTTAATTGTTTGAAAAATTATTTCTTAGTGTACAAATTGAGAAAACGTGAAATCTTGTCGTTCTTGCTTTCGATGTGCTTGTTGAAAGCCTCTTTAGGTTGTGTAGGTTCAACCGAAGGAGTTTTAGTCAGTTCGATAACTACATCAGTCAGTTCTTGAATAGCTTGTGAAAACTTAGCAGATTGCTCAGCCATCATAGCTTTTTCATCTTCTTTCTTCTTTCCGTAGTCAGCGAGTTGTGCTTCCATTTCGGCAACTTTCTTTTTCAAAAGTTCTACCTCGTTTACGGGTTCTTCAACAGGAACTTCGGGGCTTTCGATTTCTACGATTGTTGCATTTTCATCCAGCGTGATAACTGTACCATCGGCAAGTTTGTGTTCGCCAGCAGGTGCAGGCATTTCATTACCAGATTCATCAACAATAGAAACCTTACCGCCAAGTTCAAGTTTATCAATCATTACTTTTGCTCCACCTTCGAGTACATACTCGGCAAGAGCAACGGCTGCTACCTGAGGTTGAGCCTCGGCAAACATCGCCTTGATTTTTAAAAGTGCTTCTTGTGCAGTCATAAAATTTATTAATAAATAGTTACAAACATTGCAAATTACCATATAGACAAAAAAAGGGAGTGTAGAAACACCCCCTTTCCTAAAACCAAACTATGAAAAACCTAATCTACTTGCTTTAAGATTTCTATGATATCCGACATCATTTGTTCTTCAATTGTCTGCGGTTTAGAGTAATTAAATATCCCCTCAACCGAAAACCCTTTGACCTTGCCATCTTTTATCATATTCCAAACTTCCTCATTCTCAACCTTAAAAGAACCAAACCAAGAACCCTCTTTTACATCTTCAAAACCTTTCATCGGTTTAATACCTCTTTTCTCATCTACTATCCAACTCTCAAACATCGTTACCCCATCCATCACTTGCCCGCTATCGTGCATCAAATTTACGTTATTCTGGTAACCCTTCTTAAAATATTTTTGAGCAATCTTCTTGATAGTGTCTTTGCTAAAAACAACGTAGTACTCGCCATTGCCATCGTTGCGGTAAATAGGAGTATCGGCAAGCATTAAAGCACCCGTGATAATCCTTTCTTCTTCATCTTGTATAGCAAAACTTTGCCTTTCGATTTGTTTGATTTTGCTTTCTGCCCAACTTAAAGCACTTGCACCACCCCACGCATCGTACATCAATTGACCGCACCCATCGCCATAGCCTTTTGAACTTTCCGCATTCTCTTTGTGTCTGGAAAGAAACGAGTACATACGCTTGATGGTTTCCACGCTGATAGGCTCGCCATTGGCTAATTGGTTGGCTCTTTGCTTTCCTACGGGTGTACCGCACGAACCCCATCCGTTTTCCTCTGCCCAATCTAATGCGTTTTGAGCATTGTTTTTAACGGCATCGGGATAATCCGAGTAACTATCTTGGAAAGCTAAAAATGCTTTCTCAATTGCTGGTCTATCTACTAAGGCAACGAAGTCAACCTCTACGTTGCTATCCATATCCTCGCTTATGTCTAATCTGTATATCGGTAATTCTTTTTCCATAATCTTAAATAGAATTTTAGGCTAATCTTGCAGCTCTGTTAATCCTGCGTATTCTTTCTTGTGAGTTAGTTACATCACTCTCAACAACATAGGCTCTATTTGTTGCGCTACCCATTTGTTGGATTGTTGCAGCATCTAATTGTGTTCTTGTGTTTACTAATGGTGGTTGTGGTGGGATAGGTGCTGAACCAATCGATGGGGTTGCAATTGCCGTACCACCAACTGTGGCTGAAGGCTTTGTTGCTACAATTGCTCTAACATTTTTAAAACCTGTTGCCAATGCTGCAATCATTGAAGCAATTTTGATACTTAATGAGGTTGCTGGGTCTCCAGGTGCAGGTTTCGAAAATACTTGGTTGGCAGCTTTATATGTGTTAATAGTTGCTTCTGCAATAGCAAAGGCTTTTCCTGCTGCAGTTTGTTGCCCTAATAATTGAGATATACTTGCGGCTGCCGATGCATATTCAGTAAGTTCTCTATTCAGCGCATTCATACGAAGGTTCTTTTTTAAATCCTCGTATTGCTTTTCTAATGCTAATTCGGCTTCCTTATTTCCTTTTATTAAATTGTATTTTCTTCTATATTCAGCATCAAGCCTTTCAAGTTCTCGCACATCCTGCTCAACTAACAATTCGCCAAGTAAAGTGTTTTTTTCCTCAGCGGTTTTTCTTAATCCATCAAGATTTTGCAATCCTCTTTCGATTGCCGCTTGATATACCTTATCACGATTTTCTAAAAACTTCCTTTCATTTTCTTCTTCTTTTTTTCTTTCTTCCTCGCGAAGTTTATAGTCGGCATCACGCAATGATTTGCCAAACTTTAAGTTTTCCTCAAATTTGCGTTTTCTTAATTCCTCTAATTGGTCTTGGTATTGTTGCTCAGCTTCTTCTCTTTTCCTTCTTTCCTCTGCGGCTTTTTCTGCTGCTTCCTTTCGTTTGTCTAATTCTTCTTGTTCGGTTTTAGTAACTTCTTTTGTGCCATCGATAAACCGCTTATTAGCCTCATCATATCGTTCGCCAAAACCTGTAACGGCTTCCTTTGCGCTATCCCACGCACCACTAAAATCGCCCTTTATTAACTTGCTAACGGCACTACCTAATAATCCTAACCCTTGTATAAAAGCAGTAACGGCAGAATAAGCAATGCCGATACCTTTTGTAACCATAGGTAAGGCTTCAACCGCAAAATCTACAAAGGCATTGAATACAGGTTCTATTGCAGCAAATATGCCAGCAAATATCTTTTGAAAGCCAATTAGTAAAGGTTGAAGTTTCTTTGTAGCCTTTTCGCTTTCCGCAAATGCAGCCACCAAGCCAGCAACCAACGTAACTACTAAGCCAATTCCGGTAGCTTTTAAGGCAGTACCAAAACTAACAGTAGAAACCTTTGCTTTATTAAGCGCATTACCTAACGCACCCAAAGGACCGCCTGCGGAAGCTAATTGGTCTACCCAATCGCCAGCACCTTGCCTCGCGCCTTTGATTTTATCTTCTAAGT